CTACAGGAAAGGCCCCTTAAGGTATTCGCCCACCTTACTCGGGATATTGGCTAGAGAGTTTAAAGAGAACCTAGCTCGCCTCTTGCTTAGTGATTTATAGAGCCGTCTAAGTGGCCGGCTTAGTATTTATGACCGAGAGTTCACTAGAGCCCTCAAAGGTTGTAAGGTTCCTGATTAACTAGTTAGTGCCTTCCTTACATACCCATTAATTTATTCTATCTTGGCAGAACCTAGATCACCTTGAAGGCTCTTGTGTCGCTTCTTAGTGATCTAGGTTTCCCCTGCCGACAAGTGAAAGGTAATCTGGATTGAGGCCGGTTGCAAGCGGTATTTTTGATGTTTTTCGTAAATTTTTGTTTAGCCTACGTACACTTGCCTAACAAGATACCCATAATCCCTCTTAAGAATTTTTGCGTACCATTTAGCGGAGGGATGCTTTACATTAACCCACTCATGATAAGTGTTGTTATAGTACTGCCATTGTCCTTGCATAATTAAACCTTCTCTTTATACTTGTTAATTAGCCTCTCAGAAGACATCATAAACTCATCAATAAGTTTATTTAATTCTTCACAATATATAGCATCGCTTTCTTCCGAAGTCTTAGCATTAATAACTAAAGCCTGAGCAGCTTCAAGCCCACTAATAGCTTGTGTTTCAGGACACCAAGTATTCTTATAGGGCATTTATTTTCTCCTAAAGAAAAAGGGGGAAATTAATCCCCCTAGTGTTTCGACCATTTAATTAGTTCTAGCACTCCATCACAACGATACCAAACTCGGTGATAATCGTAACCCTAAGCGGAATGGCAGGATTAGCGAGCACGTTGCTCAGTTCCTTTTCGTTCTGCACAGAATACCAAACGCCGTTCATCTTATAGTCATAAGTGACGAGCATTTAATCCTCCCTATTTAATCGGGACCATTCCCGAATTAAGAACCACCCTGGCCCTTATAAAGCCCCTAGAGATATCTAGAAGCTACGATAAGGGTCTAGCGTGCCCTGCCAATGTTGCTCAAAATTGCGCGCGCAATATCCCCATGGAAAACAGCAACACGCACACCAGTAGGAACCCATAAAGGAAATACTTTCTCTATGACTTCAAGCTCGTGCCCATCCGCCTGTACAACTAATCCCTCAGAATGTTGAGCAAGCTGATTAAATCTCTTATCCCAAATATTAAAGGGAACATGATAATCTGAGCCGTTAGGCATATCCTTGGTAAAAATCACAAGCATTTTATCACCTTTTGTTAGGCTTAATTAAGGGGAGAGATTTTTATTATCCCTCCCCAAAATTAAGCGCAACTAATCAGCCGATGGTGAGGTTGCCCTTGTCATCCATGGCGGCAATGACGGGAGCCTCGGGAGCCCATTCCTTAGCCTGTTTGAGAATATCACGCTTGTTACCCTTGAGGGTAGAAACGCGACCGTCAGCGGTAGACACGCGGTAGAAGACATCGTTGGCGGTAGTGACGCACGCGAGGAAAAGAGATTTCTGCATTTGTGTGACCTTTCGAGTTGACGTTGAGTTGTCAGAGTTGATGTTAGACATTTTGTAGCGGGCCATTGGATTTCTCCGTTCGTCTGGATAGTCCCCCCTGGCTGACTAGAAACTTAAGCTACCCCATCGAACATTGCAAGCGGAAAAGTTTGTAATTTTATTTCTTATTCGTAAAGCCCTTCATACTCCTCTAATAGCTTGCCCTCGTGAGTGTCTACCACTTGCGTCCAGCTATAAGGCTGTCTTCCCCATGCCTCCGCATATGCCTTAGCCTGTTCCAGCTTAGCAAAGTCAAATTGGAAATCTCTAAAGCCTCCCTTGACCATGCTACGCCCAGGTACATCAACACCCCCAAAGACCCAATACCGTTCACGCATTTGGAAACTCCTCTAATAAGTGGTTATTTCTAGCTCGACCATTGAATAAGGACAAAACAAATTTGTTTAATTAAATTCGACTCACATATTAATTAATTTTTATTAGATAAAATTTTAGACAATTCATAAATTTATACGCTCTAGCGTATATCAATCCGATATAGCTTTAAAAACTCATTAGAGCGTCACCAAAGGCATTAAATAATTTTGGCTAGGTCGCATAGGGCAAACCTACTGAAAGCCCTTTCTAGGCTTTCTAATAGGCTTTTCTTAGCTTTCCTTATGATGCCCTGGGGGCGGAACTAAGCCAGGGCTTTGCATAAGCAAGGCTTCTTTGAGCGTTACCCAAGCCCTTACCCAGGTGCAATCCCTTGGGCGATAAATCCAAATTTCCACTAAATTTTCCATAGATTTAATCCTTATTCAAACGTGATAGCATCCCCCCAAGGGGAAGCCTTCACAAGCCTTTGGATATACGCAACCGCACCCTCTACCGTTGCACCCTCATTCCCACCGATGTTGGCGGGGATCACAACGGAATTAGGCAATACAAATTCAGGCTCAATGGTCTTGGGGTAGCCCATACCAACTCCTTCCCAAGGCAAGGTGGGCTCACTTTCCCGAATAAAGAAGTTAATACGCCTGAGCATGGCAGGGTGCGCCATAGGGAAGGCTAGAGCGTCGAGATTAAGAGGCTCGGAAGCTTCTTTGAGCAGAACCGTAATCAAAGCCTCGTAGCTTCCCCAATAGGCAACTATCTCAGTTCTAAAGCCTGAACTTTCCAATTGATCGACAACGCCTAACATAGCCCCGCCGATGTTGGTTATATTCTTAGCGGGAACAACGGCGGAATAGCAGATATTATGATAGAGCCTGATTACAGGCTTAGTCTTAATATCTGCAGGGTTAGGTGACCACATATTCATAGGATCACCTGCGACAGCGGCAGGAATAAAAGGGAAAGCCCCCGCAACGTCTAAGCTTTGATTAGGAGCGTTAGAGTTTTTTGTTACAGCGTGCGCGACATTGAGTGCATTAGAGATATTAGCCCTGCCTTCCTTCCATCCATTCCTAGCAAGGCTAAAGGCTTCTTCTAGGGAAGCCGTACCCGACCAATCGTTACGCTTAGAGCCTTCCTTAGTTGACGGGGAGCGCCCATAGCCCCCACCCCGAATAATGCGATTGTTTTGCGTAGCTAACAAAGCCTCTAGGCTTTCATAGTGTTTTTGCGTTTGCGCCATCGTATCTCTCCCTTTGGATTGACGACCTAAAGCTTAGGTAAGGGGAAACCTTTCTAGCTTCCCCAAACCAAAACGCTAGGCGTAGAAAATGCCAGTTTGAGACTGCACCTTAACCACGTCCTCAGGCTTCATAGCCTTATACAGCACGCTCTTAGTCACCTTACCCTTGTCCATCCCTGCCAAGAGTAGCTTGGACCCCTGTAGAGACGCCCTAGGAGAGACCACGTACCGCATTTGCAGGTTAGCAACTGCCTTGCGAGTGGCTTGCACGTATTCAACCCAACGAACCGTGAGCGGATCATTGCCGCAAATAGATTTCTCTAACTTGTGGTCGTATCCCATTTCAACGGTTACGAACCTATCCAGGGTAGCGGCGTCTAGCTGATTACGGCCCACATAGACCCTATCGGCACCGTGCCCGTATGTGTTCGCTGCAGCTATGGCAACAAAATCAGGATGTTTTTCCACGATCCTGTCGGGGAAATCCATGTGACCGTTAGAGAGTGCAGCGTTGAACGCAAGTAAGGCATTAGCAGCGCTGGCGTCCATTTCATCAAAGAGGAATACGCCACCGTGCTCGAAAGCCTTACGAAAGGCTGTAGGAGCATAGTTGCCATGACCATCACGGAAACCCGTAAGCTTGTATTCGCTGCTAACTGCACCCGTGAAATAGAAATCCTTACCCAAAGCCTTAGCGATTTGGCTTCCGATAGTGGTTTTCCCTGAACCTGCAGGGCCGACAAGAAACACATGCAAGCCTTGCGAAACGGGCATCAAAACATCAGGCAGAATTTCATGCTGCAAACCCGTGTCTATAAGCTTGATTTCATTGCCCTGTTTAATCTCAAGTTTAATCGGGGGCGTGGTTTGGATATTCTTAAGGCGTGTCTCTAGTTCGTTATAGATACGCGTCTCTGTTTCATTATTCATTTGTCCCGCAATACGCCTAACCGAGCTTTCGTCCACGCTAGCCTTGCCCGCAAGCTTTTGCAGCATCTTAGCGAGGGTAGCAGCATCGTCGGACACCTCGGTATCGTCCGCCCCTTCTTTGGCTTCCCCTTGGCTTTCCAAGGCACGCTTAAGGGCTTCCCCAAGGCTCCCGGTATCCTCTTTGGCTTCCCAACGATTATTCTCGGGAATGTTCTCAGGCGTAGGCGCATTCTTAGAGATAGGCTGTCCCTTACGGTCAAAATTGATTTCCCCGCGACAAGCGTTCTCATAATGAGTTTCGCAAAAGATATGCGACGTACCCTCAGGACGCCCCTTGCGGTTAAATCCACCACCTTCCTTCTTCACATAAATGTATGAGCCCTGGAAAGCGTCTACAGAGACATTGCAGAAAGCGCAAAGGCCCGGAAACTTGTTAACCTTAGGATAGAAGGTTGCCATTGTTTGTTACCCCTTTGGGATGATGGTTAGGAATTGGCGGAAAGCTTATTCAAAGCTTCCCAAGTGTAGTTTTTGATATCGCTAGGCTTGCACCTGCCAAGGTTCAAATCCACGCTAAAGACATGCCTCGCGAGCATATGCTTAGACGTTGCGATAGCGTCGTCTTTGTCGTCAGTGAAGTAGTCCGTTTCAGGCTTGCCATTGAGCCTAGCGATATATTCGCGGACATGCGGCGAATACATGATTTTGCAGATATGACCCTGCAATTCGATTGTTTCGATGAGGCGCATTTTAGATAAACTCCTTTGAGTGCGGGAACGGATTGTCCCGACGCAAATATGGCATAGCCTAGCCCCGTTTTCAATGTCTCTATATATGGCCGCTGTAGAGCGCGAATAGAATTAAATTAAATAAAATTGTAGATGACATGTGCCTGAGCTATTTAGCAAGATAATTACAAAGCTATATCGAATTGATATATGCCTCTAAAAACTCATTAGAGCGTTTTCTAGAGGGTTTGGCCCTGAAATAAGGGAATTGTATAGGGCATATGCTCAAGTGCATTGGCACGATTTTTTCCTAGCCAAAAATAATTATACATATGAAATGTGTATTTGAATAATATCAATAGGTTAGCAAGTTAGATTATTAGCCGATTATTAAGATTTAAAAGTTAATTAGGTGATTTAATTAACTAATAAGGGTTTGTATATGTAAGCTATGCATATTTTGCATGGCTATGTTAGTAGTTATGCATACATAAGAACGGTCTCGGCTAATATCCCCCATAAATTTCATGTACTTAGCATATTAATCCACACAATTAATTTGTATATCCTGAGGCTAAGATTAAATATTTATTTATTTATTTATATACAGGTCTGTCTAATGGGTGCATTGCCCGAACATTAACATTTTCCATAATAGGTCGTTATGCGATAATTAACGGGGGCTAGGGCCATTAACCTAGATAAATATACGTATATACCGGGGGGCTTGGTCCACAGCGTTGCCTACCATGCGTTATACCTAATCGCTATAAAATACCCAAAATAAAAATCGTTAATAGTAGTACGAATATAATATTTAATATTTCGTATAACATCCCTAGCTCATTTTTATACAGAAAAAATATAATTACAAAGTCGTTAATAGCTTTTAAATCCTTTATTCAAGAATCGTACAGATTCACATAACAGCATCTAAAATATTTTTATACCTACCTCTTGAAATCTGAAATTCCTTACTACGTATAAGAATAAGATATTATATATAATATATAAGATATATAATACTTCTTAAGAATATAATATACTAATATATTCATACATAATATTATAAGATATTGAAATAGTTATATATTTTAAAACCCTTCTTATAAGAAGTTATATATGAATATTATAATATCTTGTAATAATATCAATATCCTATAATTCTAAATAGTATATAAGAACTATAACAATTCTTAAAGATTCTTATAATATCTTGAATGAACCTATAAAATAGGCGAAAAACATAAAATTATCTTGCATTTTTAAATATTTATGTTCTATCTGAAATATGTTATACTATGCTTGAAATTACATAATCTATTCGTGCAAACAAAATCTAGCTTGGAGTTAAAAATTTATGTCTGTATCTGTACCAATCAAAACTATTTCTCTAATTGATTCTACGAATGGCACAAGTACTGCTGATATTGTAGGTACTGTATTTGCTGTACCAAGAAACGTAACAGGAAATATCCAACGCTATCTTATGGCATTCGTAACATCAGGTACAGCACCTACTGCTAGATTAGAAGGCTCATATAGTTCTGCTGGTCCTTTCCAAACTATTTCTACAACCATAACAGCATCAAGCTCTCCCACTACCGCAGGTGCAACATTAGTAACCGTAGCATGTCCCTATGTACGTGGTAGGTTACTTGGTCCTGCAACAGATACCGTTGCAGCTACTCTAGTTCTCGTTTAAATAAGATTTCAATAACCCTAAATCCTCCCCATAGGGAATCTATCCAGAAAACATTCAAGACCTCTGTACGACCTTCTAATGAGCTTCTAGAGGGTATCATAGAAAAAGGCCATAAAAATAAATGATCCAGACTCAAGTATTCTCTGTAATAGGTAGCAAGGCGTATGAATTTACCTGCTCAAGTTCTGCAAGTGAAGCCTACACGGTGCCTACAGATGGTCCTAATGTTCGCATCACTTGTGAAGGTCCAGATGATGCTTTCATTGTTTGGGGAACAAGTACAGCAGGATTAACTTGTACTGTACCAACAGCTAATACTAGTGGAGGTACTCCAGCTAATCCAGGAGCTATGCGAATTAAAGCTGGTGCTATTGAAATCTTTAGCATTCCTGGATCAGCATTTGCAATAAGAACTGCTGCAGGAGATTCTAGTGCAATTTCCATGACATTTAGTCCTGGTATATAATATAATTATGGCGGATTAGAGAAGTAGACTATCTCGCTTGGCTCATACCCATGAAATCATAAGTGCAAATCTTATATCCGCTCCCAATAAATAAGCTGGATTAATTTAATAGGTAGAATGATAGCCTTCCAAGCTGTACGTAAGAGTTCGAGTCTCTTATCCCGCTCCAAATAAATAGGAAAAATATGATCGTTTATCAATTTTCACATGAAGACATGCAAGAATTAGCTAATTATATTGGTAATCTTCCTTGGGTTATGGCTAGCCCTGCCATGGAAGTGCTTAAAAGAGTAAAAGAAGTTAAATTACCCAACGATAATGCAAGTACTAATGAATTACCACCAATAGAAGGTAAGTAAATAATATGGGCTTAAGGGCAGTAGCAAGTGGAAGTTCTTCTGTAGCAGTTTCACAATTAATTGCAGGTACAGGAATTACTATATCTCCTACCTCAGGTGTAGGTTCTGTTACTGTATCTAATGCTGGTGTTCTTTCTTTAGTCTCAGGTTCGTCTTTAATTGTGCTAAGTGCTTCTACAGGAGCCATTAGCTTATCTGTATCTAGCACTATCGTAGTAAATACAAGAGCTATTAATACCTCTGGATCGCTTACAGGTGGAGGAGACCTTACTGCAGATAGAACTATTTCTCTTGTAAACGATAATGCTACTCCTGGAAATAGTAAATATTATGGTACAGATTCTGGGGGTACTAAAGGTTACTTTGATGTACCCACAGGAAATCCAGGTACAGTAACAAGTATTGCTGCAGGAACAGGATTAACTACTGGCTCTACAGCACCTATTACTTCTACTGGTACAATATCCCTATCAAATACAACAGTAACCGCTGGTACATATGGTACTGCAGCTTCTGTAGCTACTTTTACTGTAAATGATCAAGGACAACTTACTGCTGCAACTAATATGGCAATTGCTATAGATACTTCTCAAATTACTTCTGGTACATTAGTAATGGCTAGATTGGGCCTAAGTGCTTCTTCTGGAGGTATCGTATATGGTACTGCTACAAATCTAGGAATAACTGCTGCTGGTGCTTCTGGTCAATTATTACAGTCACAAGGTACTGCTGCTCCAATATGGACAACCGCAACATATCCTACTACGGCTGCTAATGCTGGAAGATTTCTAGCTTCTGATGGAACTAATGTTGTAAACTCTGCTTACGCTATTCCAACTGCTATTGGTACATTAGGAACATTCCTAAGAAGTAATGGTACAGATATTGTAGCTTCTGTTTATATTCTTCCTGCTTCACTTACTATAAATGGTCTATTATATGCTAATGCTACTGGTTCTGTATCTCAAGTAACTGTAGTAAATTCTGGTGCTCTAGTTACAGATAGTTCTGGAGTGCCTAGTGTTACAGCTTCTTCAAGTGGTACTGTTTTAAGATCATCAGATGGTTCTGCAGTAGCATTTGGTAAAGTAGATTTATCCACAGATGTTACAGGAACACTTCCTGCTGGAAATGGTGGGGGTGATCCACTATTTGGCTGGATGCAATATATTTAAATATTCCTATAGTGTTTAAATATAATTATAAATATAGGAAATTATCCAAAGAAAAAACTAGGAGATAATTAATATGGCAACTCAATCACAATTTATCGCTGCCCCAACTCTTGATTATGTAGTAATTGGTACTGCGGATACTTCTGCAACTGCAGCTACAGCCATTGCTACAGTAGCTTCTGGTCCAGCAACTACTGCAGGTTCGGGTGTTGGTAAGCGTATTACAAGAGTATCTGTAAATATTCCAGGCACTTCTTCTGTTGGTTTAATTAGATGGTATGTTAGTGCAGATAACGGAACTACAAATAGATTAATTCTAGAAACTCCCGTAACTGCTGTAACTGGAACATCTACTTCTATAATGTTTAGTACAACTGTTTTTGGTCTTGTTGGATTAGTTCTTCCTGGGGGAACAGGTGCATCTACCAATATGCTTAGAGCTACATCAACAGTGAATACCGGCGTACAAATCGTGTGTGAATCTGGTACACTCTAATGACAACTGCTTTTTATGGGTTTCCTACTGGCGCTCTATCCACTTCTGCGGATATAAAAGGGTGGCCAACAGGTAATTTAGGAATTACCACTAGTAATCCTACCATAACTCACTATACTACTGCTGGAACGTTTAGCCATACCCTATCCTCTACAACTAAGCTTGTAGCAATTTATGGTGCTGGTGGAGGCGGCGGCGGTGGAACAGGACAAGCAGGACAAGGTGCTGGTGGAGGCGGCGGTGGCTCTGCAGGAAAATTCTGCAGAGATTTACGTACTTTTCCTGCACCTAATGTAATTACTGGTACTGTAGGTTCTGCTGGTGCTGTAGATGGTGCTGGCGGAACAACTATCATATCGTGGGGTTATGTTTATTTAACTCTCCCAGGAGGTTCTGCAGGAAGTACTGGGGGTGCTGCTGGTTCAGGAGGAGTACCCGGAACAGGGTGGGATACTTCTGGTACTGGTGGTGCTGGCGGTGTCGGAGAAACTCATGCTAACGGTACTGGTGGAGGAGGCGGTGGTGCTGGTGGTCCTCAAGGTGGTCAAGGGGGAGTTGGTGCCGCTGCTATTGCAGGTGCAGGAGGAGATTCTGTAGTAAGTGCTGCAGATGGTGGGGGTGGTGGTGCTTCTTCTCAAACTGCTGCACATGATGGTGGTGGTGCTGGTGGTGGAGGTTCTGGACAACCCGGAGGATTTTATTTCGATAACGTTGCAGGAGGAAGTCCTGCAGAAGGTGGTAAGCCTACTAATGGCGGAAATCCTATTAAAGCCGTTAGAGGCGTAGGTAAATCTGGTGCTGGTACTGGTTCTGCTGGTGGTGCTGGTGGAGGCGGTGGAGGAGGTGGACGTAGAAGTACTGCTGGTGGTGCTGGTGGTGCTGGTGTCGTAACCATTGTTGAATACGCCTTATAACAATTTGACTATTAACACAGCTTCAAGTATAATTTCCTAAGCATAGGAGTTATACTTGAAGACTAAAACTAATTTTAAAAATCGTCAGAAAGCCATAAAAATAATTAATATGGCTGTTACTGCCTTTCAACAGGGAATGAAAGAATTATGCAGAGAACATTTAGAAGCGGCTTTAAAGATTGATCCCAATTCTGAAGAAGCTCTTTGTAATCTCACATTAATTACTTATCAGCTATATGATTTTCATAAGTGTTTAGAATACTGTACTAAGTATTTTAAAGTATCTAAAAATCCATTAGCTATGTTCGCTTCTTATGGGGCAGATGCAGGTAATAGGTGCTCTAGGTACGATGAGGGAATTAGATGGGCAAAAATTCATAATTGCCTGTCCCCAGAAGACTCTGTATGTTTTAATACTTTAGGTGTTCTATATTTTAAAAAGCATCAATTTAAAGAGGCTATTAGACAGTATAACATCAGCCTGTCCATAGTCCCAAACCAAGAATATACAATTAATAATATGGGGTTAGCGTATAAGGCTCTTGGGGATTATGAAAATGCGATTAAGTATGCCAAGAAAATGGCAGAATTTAACTACAATTCCCCAGATGTATTTAAGAATCTTCTTACTTCTTATCTTTATTGTCCTGTTGTGCAGGTAGAAGAAGTAGAAAAAGCACAGAAAATTTGGATTGATAGATTCGTAAACAAAGAAATTAAATTTGGACCTTTAAAAAATAATCTAAACCCTAACAGAAAGCTTAGAGTTGCTGTAATTTCTAGTGATTTATACGCCCATCCTGTGGGTAGAAATTTTATTGCTATGTTTGCGAATACAGATAGAAATTTCGTAGAATTTTGTTGTTATGCAAATCTTCCAAAAGAAGATGAAATTACACAAGCATATAAACAAGGCTCTATTAAGTTCCAAAATATTCACGGTATGTCTGATGATCAAGTTGCTAGAATGATTAGAACGGACCAATGTGATGTTGCTATCTATTTATGTCCTCTTTTTGATAGTAATCGCCCTCTTATCGCTGCGTACAGGGCCGCTCCTGTTCAGATTTCTTATCTTTGTGCAGGTCGTACTATTATTCCAAATATGGACTATCTTGTAATTGACAGAGCCTTTGCACCCAAACATATTAAAGATATAGGCACAGAGCGTATTTTTGGAATGCCTAGATTTTATCAGCATCCTTATTTCGCAGAAGCTCCAGCGATTACTGAACTTCCTGCTTTAAAGAATGAATATGTTACTTTTGGTATCTTTAATAATCCAGCTAAAATTAATGAGCAAGTCTTAGAATTATGGCAAAAAATCGCTGAGCAAAGTAATTGCAGATTTTATTTTAAGTATAAAGGTCTGTGGCGTAATAAAGAGTTCCAAGATAAAGTACTAAAATATCTTCCAGTTGATAGATGTGTATTTGATGTAGGAGATAATAACTTTAATAATCATTTAACTTGTTACCAAAAAGTAGATTTACAATTAGATACTTTTGCTTTTAATGGTTCTACTACTACTTTTGAATCATTAACTATGGGTGTTCCTGTAATTACTTTACGTGGCGATACTATTATGGGATGTTATGGTGCAGGAATACTGTCTCAATGTAAATTAGAAGAATTTATTACTAAAACTAAAGAAGAATATGTAGAACTTGCAGTATCATTTGCAAACAACTATAATAATCTAGTTGAATATAGAAAAAATATTAGAGAAAAAAATGTAAAAGAATATCTATGTATGGTAAAGCCATACTTTTTCATTAGAACATTAAAGACTTTATGGCGTAAATATTGTAAGGAGAATACAAATGTCGGGAATTAATGGTAAAAAGGCTCATCCAGTACAGAAATTAGTTAAAGGCGGTTCCGTAGGAGCTAAAAAGCCTCTAACTGGGGATAAAATTCCCCCAATGCGTAAGAATAAGGTAGGTAGCAAGGTTAAAAAGCAAGAATTTGCACCTAAGTTCATGTAAAGATGACAGATTTTACAGAAAAACAGCTTAAGTTCTTAGATATTCTCTTTGACGAGGCTCAAGGAGACATTCATCAAGCTAAAAAATTAGCCGGTTATGCAGGAACTACTACTGCAAGCTGGCTAACTGACAAGCTTAAGGATGAAATTATCAAAAGAGCAGCCAATTATATGGCTTTACACGCTCCTAAAGCTATTATGGGCATGGTAAACGTTATGGAACAGCCAGAAATGCCTGGGCAGGATCGTAAATTAGCTGCTTGTAAAGAAATTCTGGATCGTGGTGGCCTTAGTAAGTTAGAAAGAGTTCAGGTAAACAGTGACAAGCCAATCGGATTACTTATCTTACCTCCCAAAGATCAAACAGAAGTATCCTGAACACTTTGTAAGGCACCCTAATAAGGGTCGTAGAGATTACCGTCCTCCTTATGGATATGAAAGAAATCCTAGGGATAAATGCTTATTTCAGGCCAATTGGGAGAAATTATACGCTCTTGAAAAGGCTATGGAGTACTTAGACGAAGGAGTTAGCTATAGAGACGCTGCGGAATGGATGCGTAAAACTACTGGAGAATATGTTTCTCATGTATGTCTATATTACGAGAAGCGTAAACGAGTATTAAAATATCTAAAAGCTAAAAATAATATACATAAACAAATAAGTCCTAAAAAAGCTAAAGAATTACTGAATGGCAATTAATGACGTTCCTCCTCCCGTAGTTAAAACTACAAAATACGGAAAGCGTAAAGGTGTAGCTAAACCTAAGCCTTTTGCCAAGCCATCTATACAGCGTTCTAATGATGAATTAAAAGCCAAGAAAGAAGCGTTTCTAAAGGCTCAAAAAGAATTAGAATTAACTACTAAAGAAAATGAACTATTATCTACTGGTGCTACAGTAACTACTGATGATGTTGCCGACGTACTAAAAACCAAAGTACAAATAGATGATAGGGACGTAATCTTTAAACCTAATCCTGGCCCTCAAACTATCTTCTTAGCAGCAAGCGAAAGAGAAGTATTTTATGGTGGGGCTAGAGGTGGTGGTAAGAGCTACGCCATGCTCGTAGACCCATTAAGATATTGTGGATATAAAGCATTTAGAGGTGTATTAATTCGTAGAACAATGCCAGAATTAAGAGACCTTATTTTTAAGGCTCATGGTATTTATGAAAAGGCATTTCCAGGAACAAAATGGAAAGCGCAGGATAGTACATTCTACTTCCCATCCGGCGCACGTATGGAATTTGGTTATGCTGAAACATTAAAGGACGTTTTACGTTATCAAGGTCAATCTTATTCTTGGATTGGCGTAGATGAATTACCTCAATATGATAGCGCGGAAGTTCTGGATATGTTGCGCTCAAGCTTACGTTCTACTGATCCTGCTGTTCCTATTATGCTTAGAGCTACAGGAAATCCAGGAAACGTAGGTTCTACATGGGTTAGACAGCAATTTATTGATCCAGCACCCCCAGGACAAGCTTTTAAAGTTGAAGTAAATATTAAAACGCCACTTGGTGAAAAGACTGAAATTATTACTAGGCGATTTGTGCCTGCTAAGGTTTGGGATAATCCTTATCTAACTTATGACTTAAGCTATGCAGCAATGCTAGCTAACCTTCCTGAAACAAAGCGTAAGCAATTTCTAGATGGAGATTGGGATGTATTTGAAGGTGCAGCATTTCCAGAATTTAATAAAGAAATTCACGTCGTTAAATCTTATCCTATACCTTCAAGTTGGCCTAGGTTTCGCGGGGGTGATTGGGGTTATACTAGCCCAGGCTGCGTATTATGGTTGGCCGTAACACCAGATAAAGAGCTTGTAGTTTATAGAGAATTATATTTTAAGAATTTAACAGCCCCAGAAGTAGCTGAAAAAGTACTTATGCTAGAATCAGGCGAAAATGTGGCGTATGGTATTTTAGATATTTCTGCGTGGTCTCGTAGAGGCGAAATGGGGCCAAGTATTGGTCAAACCATGAACGAATTAGGTTGTAGATGGAAGCCTTCGGGACGTGTAGCAGTACAAGGGGCTAGAAATTCTCGTATTTCTGGTAAAGCAGAATTACATAGAAGATTGGCTTTAAATCCTAGGACAGGCAAGCCTTATTTGACAATATTTGATAATTGTGCTAACCTTATTAGGACTTTACCAAGACTTCCGCTAGATGAAAACGACGTAGAAGATGTTGATACGGATGCGGAAGACCATGCCTACGATGCTCTGAGATATGCTTTAATGTCTCGTCCTATTCAAATTGGTGGTTTAATGACTGATAGGCACAATCCCACCAAAAGTCCCAGATTTGTGCCTGTAGATAAAACTTTTGGATATTAAAAAGGAAATAAAATGACAAAAGAAGCAAATGTAGCAGATTTTGAAAAGAGTTCACTATCTGACCCATATGGTAAAATCTCTCAGGGCTCATTATCGGATGCCAAGGAAGCCAAATCAAAAGGTGCAGGTTTACATGGCAAAGGTATGGCTATTGTAGGTGTACAATTATCTGATGTACCTGTAAATGGTGTTGCAGAGCCTAAAAAGGCTGGTGCAGGTGGTGGCGTAGATTCTGGCATGTGGGCCAAGGCTGATATTCGCACCCTAACTAACGATATGGGTAAGGCTTCAAACGCTGGTAAATAACCAGCTAATTTAGGATTAACATGGCTCTATTTTCGACATCTAATAATCCGCAGGTAGTTCCGCCTCCTGCGGGTGCTCCCCCTACGCCTACAAGTACTGTAGCATTAGATGCTGCGGCTACTCCTATTAGTTCTGCTGAAACTCAGCAATTATCAGGCGTAGTTGCTTATGTCAGTGATAGATACCAAAGATCATTGACTGCAAGGCGCCCCAATGAAAATAGATGGTTAGATGCATGGCGTAACTACAGAGGCTTATATGGGCCAGAAGTAGCATTTACAGAGAATGAAAAGAGCAGGGCGTTTATTAAAATTACTAAGACTAAGGTTCTAGCGGCCTTTAGCCAAGTAATTGACGTTCTATTAGCTAATAATTCATTCCCTATCGGTATTGAGCCAAAGAAGCTTCCTGAGGGCATTGCTGATGCTGTCCATGTAGAAACTGATCCAAGTATTGAAGCAGCCACTTCTGCGCTTTATAATGGTTCTGGTAGTCCATTTGGCTTCCCTGGTGATGGTAGAGACCTACCCCCAGGTGCTACTATAGACATGCTCCTAGATAGCGAGACTAAGAAAGAGACACAAGGTAAACAAGTACGTCCTGGCCCAGGTACCACACCATCTGCTGTAACTATTGAGCCTGCTTTACGTGCAGCCAAAATGATGGAAAAGAAGATTAGTGACCAATTAGAATCTTCTTCTGGCTCTAAGCATCTCAGAATGACTGCATTCGAGATGGTGCTATTTGGCACAGGCGCTATGAAGGGTCCATTAGCCCTCTATAAAGAATATCCAAAATGGGACGAAGAAACAGGCGCATATAAACCTGTTAAAAAGCTTATTCCAACAGTAGAAGCTGTTTCTATTTGGAATTTATATCCTGATCCAGATGCATTTAATACTCCACAACTAAGTTATATGATTGAGCGACATAAATTAAGTCGCACTCAAATGAGAGCATTAAAGAGACGCCCATACTTTATTGCAGATCAAATCGAAAAATGTATTAATATGGGATATAACTATAACAGGCTTTGGTGGGAACCTGTTATTTCCGATATGCCCATGGTCCCTGCAGTAGAACGCTATGAAGTATTTGAATATTGGGGCATGATGGATAGGCAAATTGCTGCTGCACAAGGCATCGAAATCCCTAAAGAATACGAAGACCAAGATGAAATCTCGGTTAATTGTTGGGTATGTGGTAATGAAGTAATTAGATTAGTTATTAATCCATTCACACCACAACGTATTCCTTATCATATTGTTCCCTACGAACTACAGCCTTATTTAATTTGGGGCGTAGGTTTAGCTGAAAATATGTCTGATACACAGCTACTCATGAATGGCTTCATGCGTATGGCTGTAGATAATGGTGTCTTAAGCGGTTCATTAATTCTTGAAGTTGATGAAACTATGCTTGTTCCTGGCCAGGATATGACACTATACCCAGGTAAAATCTTTAAGAAGAATGGTGGCCAGCCTGGACAAACTATTTACTCACACCAATTCCCCAACGTGGTTGACGAGAATCTTAAGATGTTCGATAAGGCTAGAGAACTCGCCGACGAAGCTACAGGCGTTCCTAGTATCACACACGGGAACGCAGGTATTGGTCCCAACTTAGGTAGGACTTCTAGCGGTATTTCTATGGTGCTTGGTGCTGCCTCTGGTAATATCCGTACTGTTATTAAGAATATTGATGATTATTTGCTACAGCCTCTTGGTGAAAGCATGTTCGCTTTCAATATGCAATTCGACTTCGATAAAGACATTAAAGGTGATCTTGAAGTAATTGCACGCGGTACAGATAGCTTAATGCGAAATGAAGTTAGAAGCCAACGTCTAACTCAATTCTTACAAGTTGTCAGCAATCCTATGCTTGCTCCTTATGCTAAGTTCCCATATCTTCTTAGAGAGATTTCTAGAAGTATGGACCTTGATCCTGATAAGACTACAAATACTTCTATCGAAGCTATGGAACAAGCTCAAATTCTTAAGACTATGATGATGCAACAGCAAGTTCAAGGAAATGGTAATCCTGCTCCTAGCGGTAATGATCCTAATGCTAATGGTGATGGTACTATTGGCGCGGGAACAGCCCCAGGGCCTGCAGAAGAAGGACATTCAACGCCTGATCAAGAAGCTGGACAAGGGCAATAATGATTATTCCTCCACAGAATATTAAAGAAGCCTTACTACCAGTATTTAATGGTCCTGATTGGCATGATCTAGAGATATATATTAATTGGAAGCTAGCAGAATTACGTAAGCTTAATGACACAGCTTCTGGGGATGATCTATTAAAAAATCAAGGTGCAATCAGAGAACTTAAAGACTTAGTAGATTTAAGAGATAGGGTCAAATCAGATCATGAAAAAAGAAAATAAAGTAACTGATCTTAATGCCAAGAAGCTTTTTGAAGAATTAATCAAAGCTGCCGGTAAACCTATTGTGTATGATGCTGTTGTAGACCAAATTATGAAGAAGTTTGGTTCTGATGAACAGTTTATTAATGAAGTGCATAAAGATACAGGCATTCCTACAGAAACTATTGTAAGAGAAATTACTGCTGCTGCTACAACTCCTGAAATAGTTCCTACTTCAAGCAAAAATAAGGCCCAAGATAACCCTAATGGGCCAGTACAAATGCAACAAGAGGCTCCACAAATGCCAACACAAAATGCCCCAGGATTGGCAGGGGAACAAATGCCAAATATGAAGCCTCCTCAAGAGCTACAAGGTGCTGCTGTAGCTAATCAGAATAAAGGCATGTCCCCAGGGCAAGCTTTAAATGTTGCTAATCAACAGCAAAATACTCCTGCCATGAAAAAGGGTGGATTACTTACTAAGCCAACAGAATTAGAGTCTGGTGGAGATATGGACACTCTTGATATTGAAGGTGCCCATAGAACAGGTATGAAATCAGGTGGCAGTTTAGATGACGTATTAGAGGAATCTAAAAAGCTTAGAGAAGAATTAAAAGATAAAGATCAAGCAGAAAAAGAATCAACTATTGAGTTTCGTCATTTTAAGGA